GGCATTCTGGCGTGTTTAGAACAAAACTAGAACAAAAACCTTTATAAATAGTCAAAAAAACATTAAAAAAGTGAGGAATTATGGCAAAAATGCGAATTTTCAAGTTCTGGAACGAATCAGGACAAGAGGAAGAGAAAGAATCAATGAGTTTTAAGAAGGCAGTTAAGTCTGTACAAGAAAATTTTAAAAATCAACTCGTTGGATTTGAATATATAAGTAAAAAAGGCAAAAAAATAGTGTCTTCAATAAGATTACCGATAGGTAGAAAGAAAAAGATAGGTAGATAATGGCAAAATTGAGTAAAACATTTGTTCCTAGAGAAAAAAACTATAAAAAGTCTTCTTTAGGTAAGAAAAAAAGAAGTGTAAAATTTTCATCAATGAATAAATCAAAAAAACGTAGTTGGAAAGCATATAACGGGCAAGGAAAGTAGTAATATGGCAGTTAGAGAAGGAGATCCATTAAGTACAGGACATGCTTGTACAGGAATCACTAATTTAGCAACTTCATTAGTAAGAACCGTTAAGGCAAACGGTATCGCAGGTGCTGTAGCAGGCACTCCTACCGTTGCACACCCTTTTCCACCTACTCCTATCTGTCCTAATCATGTAGCTGCATTAAATCAAGGATCAACAAACGTTAAAATAGGCGGTTTACCTTGGGGTCGTGTATCTGATAGTGCTGACGCAGGATCAATGATCTCTGGTTCCTTGAATGTATTAGTAAATAAGAGATAAGTCATATAAATATAGTTATGGCCTACTCAAACTATGACGCAACGACAACGAATAAAAGTAAAAGATCAAATAGAATCTATAGTGATTTAAATTTGAGTTTTACTAAAAATCCTGCAACTAAAGATGTTGCAAAATTATTTGATGTACAAGCAATTAAAAGGTCTGTTAAGAATATAATCTTAACCAACAAATATGAAAGACCTTTTAATTCTGACTTCGGTTGTAATTTAAGAGGTTTTTTATTTGAGAATATTACTGAACCTTTATTAGTAATAATAAAAGATAGAGTATCTATGGCGATTGAAAAATATGAGCCAAGAGTTTCAGTAGAAGATGTTGTTGTTCAAAATAATGAGGCCGACAATGGCGTTCATATTATGGTTTCATTTAAAATAAATGGTGTTGAGCAACCAGTATCAGTATCAACATTTTTACAAAGAGTAAGATAACATGGCACAACACAGATTAGATATTTCAGAATTAGATTTTGAAAATATAAAAGGTTCACTTAAAAGATTTTTAGCAAATCAAAACGAATTTAAAGATTATGATTTTGAAGGAAGTTCTCTTTCAATTTTATTAGACTTACTAGCATACAATACACACTACTTGGCGTACAATGCTAACTTTGTTGCCAATGAAATGTTTTTAGATTCAGCACAATTAAGATCAAGTGTTGCGTCATTGGCTAAATTAGTAGGCTACACACCTAACTCTGCTAGAGCACCAATCGCTGATTTAAAATTAGTAATCAACGATGGTACAGGATCTACAATTACAATTCCTGCAGGCACAAAATTTTCATCTTCAATAGATGGTTTAACTTATACATTTGTTTCTATCGCTGACAAAACAGTCCAACCAGTTGATGGCATTTATACAGAACAAAGTTTAAATGTTTATGAAGGTACATATGTTACATACTCTTATACAAATGACACAAGTGATATAGATCAAAGATTTTTAATACCTAGTGACAGAGCAGATACAACTACAATAAAAGTCGTTGTACAAAATAGTGCTTCTGACACCACATCAAACACTTACACAAAAGCAACTTCTATTACACAATTAGATGGCACATCAAAAGTTTATTTTTTACAAGAAGCTGAAGATGGTCAATACGAAATATATTTTGGTGATGGTATTATTGGTAAAAAATTAGATGATGGTAATATTGTTAGTATAAGTTATGTTGTAACAAACAAAACAGAAGCAAATGGTGCTACATCATTTTCATTATCAGGTTCTATTTCAGGTTTTAATGATGTAACCGTTACGGTTAATTCATCAGCACAAGGTGGTGCTGATCCTGAGAATTTAGAAAGTATAAAATTTAATGCACCTAGTTTTTATGCGTCACAAGATAGGGCAGTTACGGTAGATGATTATAAGACAAAAGTAAAACAACTTTATGCTAACACACAATCAGTTAGTGCTTGGGGTGGTGAAGACGCTGAAACGCCATTCTATGGTAGAGTATATCTTTCTATCTTACCAACAAGTGGTTCTAACTTAACTGATTCTACAAAAGATAGAATAGTAAAAGATTTAAAAAAATATTCAGTTGCTTCAGTAACACCAGTTATTGTTGATCCTGAAACTACAGATATTATTTTAACATCTACGGTTAAGTTTGATGAAAAAAGTACACCTAAAACTTCAGATACAATTAAATCAAATGTAATTACAACTTTAACAAATTACAATACAAACACTTTACAATCTTTTGATACGATATTTAGATTTTCAAAACTAACTGGTTTAATTGATAGTACAGATGATAGTATTCTTTCAAATATTACAACGGTTCAATTAAGAAAATCTTTTTTACCAACAATTGGTAGTTCTACAAAATATTCAATCAACTTTGCAAACGCATTATACAATCCACATTCAGGACACAATACTAGTTCTGGTGGTATATTAAGTTCTTCAGGTTTTAAAGTTGATGGCGATACAACTAACGTATGGTTTTTAGATGATGATGGTAATGGTAATGTAAGAAGATATAGATTAGATGGCGCTGTTAGATCATATGCCAATAGTACACAAGGTACAATAAATTATTCTTCAGGTCTAGTTGAAGTAAACTCTTTAAATGTTTCTAATATAGAAAACATAAGAGGTGCAGCTTCTACGGTTATAGAAGTTACGGTTAAACCTAATTCAAATGACATTGTTCCTATTAGAAATCAAGTATTAGAAATTGATGTTGCAAATAGTTCAGTTACGGTTGAGGCTGACACATTAGTAGGAGGCTCAGCAAACGCTGGTATTGGATATACCACGACTAGTAGTTATTAAATGAGATGGCCGACTTTAAAGATAAAATATCAAATCTTATAGAATCACAAGTACCTGATTTTGTACTTGAAGACCACCCATTATTTTTAGACTTTGTAAAAGCATATTATCAGTTGATGGAATCAGCTGAAATCAAATTAACAAACATTGGCGATCCTGACATTATAAAATTAGAAGGATCAGCAGGTGGTTCAATTCAACTAGATGGTACAAATGTAAAAGATGATGACGATGGTGATAATATTCTTTTAGAAGATACAAGTTATGGTGACTTTATAAATGGTGAAACTATTACAGGTGCTACATCTGGTGCAACTGCTACAGTTTTAATTGAAGATGTTGATGATGGTGCTCGTTTATTTGTATCACATCAAAACAAATTTATAGAAGGCGAATTAATAACAGGTTCATCTTCAGCTGCTCAAGCAACTATAGGTAAGTATAGAGCAAATCCAGTTCAGAATATTCAACAACTTTTAGATTACGCTGACGTAGATAAAACTATACAAGGGTTTTTAACTAGATTTAGAAACTCATTTTTAACTTCTATACCTGAAAATTTAGCAACAGGTATAAGTAAAGGTAAGTTAATTAAAAATATTAAATCGTTGTATCAATCAAAAGGTACAAAACGTGCAAGTGAAATATTTTTTAAATTACTATTTAATGAAGCTGCCGAAATAAAATATCCTAAAGATGAAATGTTAAGAGTATCCGATGGTAAATGGGATACTAGAAAAATATTACGTTGTTTAGAAGTTGGGACTTCAGACGCTACAACTCTTATAGGTCAAACAATCACACAAGCAAACAATCCAACAGATACAAATATAAACGAAGCAACTGCTATAGTTGAAGATGTATTTAAATTTTTAGTTGGTGGTGTTACGGTTACAGAATTAGTTTTAGGTGACGACTCTGTTAATGGTACGTTTGTTGATGGTCAAACAATTACAGGTACAGACAATACAGATTCAGATGTATTAGTTTCATTAACCGTTTCAAGTATCATAGATCAAAAGACAATTACAAATGATGGTGCATTATATAATCCTGATGATGACGTTGTTGTAACTGGTGGTGGTACAGGAGCACTTTTAAAAGTAGATACAATAGGTCCTGGTACTATACAAGAAATTGTTGTAGATGATGGTGGTACTGGTTATGCTGTAGGTGATATAATTAATTTTAGTTCTGGTACTGCAGCTGCAAAAGTTTCTGTTGTTAATGGTGGTGTAACATTAGAAAGTGGCACAGGAACTGGTCAATTAATTTTAGAAGATGAAACAGGTGCTGATGACGCTTATCATGGAGATAAAGTTGTACAAGAAAGTGGTACAGGTAATGCTGATATTACCGACATTAGAATGATAGACAATGGTAATAGTTATAATGAATTACCAACATTAACAATTTCATCTTCTTCAGGTAGTGGTGCGAAAGTTTTAGCATATGGTACAGAAATAGGTCGTGCATTACAAATTAAAGTTGTAGAATCAGGTTATAATTATGCAGCTAGTCCTGCACCAACAATAAAATTACCAACGTATATTTTATATACATCTCTTTCAGGTTCAACAACAGCAGATGAAACTGCTGTAGGCGCTTCAAGTAGTGTTACTGCTACGGTTGTATCTATTGATACAACAAAACAAATTATAAAATTAAAAAATCATAGTGGTACTTTTACTGAAGGTGAAACAATAAACTTTTCAGGTGGTGCTTCATTAGTTGCAAGTAAACTACAACAAGCAACTGGTACGGTATCAGTAGCGCCTATTGTTACAACTGATGGTGCATTTTTAAATGAAGATGGTTGGGTTTCAGAAAACTCAATGAAAGTACAAGATAGTTTATTATACCAAGATTATTCTTACATAATAAAAGTTGGTAGATCAATTAATGAATGGCGGGATGCTTATACAAAAACTTTACACTCTGCTGGTTTTTATTTTCAAGGTCAGATTAATATTGAAACATCTTTAAATGCTGAAATCAAAACAATAACAGGACTAAACTCTGGTACAGAAGCAATATTGAAATCTGTTATTACAAGAATTTACTCAAAACTTATTGGTCGTAGATTGGGTACAGAAACAGATGGTACAGGTTTAAGAGCAAATGCAAAATTGGCTATAGCAGCTGATTTTGATACAGATACAATTACACAATTTAATAAATCAACAAGAGATGTAACTTTAAAAACACAACCTATTGAAATAGATTATGTTAGTAGAGTTAGACGTACTATAGGTACAACAAATATCAGACAAGGATTTGCATATGCAGGACCTAGATTTGGCACTATTAATAAATTTGTAAATACGGCATTTGGCACATCAGTAAATCATACGTTTAGTAGTAGTGGTATAACATTTGCTGAATTAAGTAATATTAAAGTAAAAGGTACAAGAACATCACTAGATGGTTCAAACGCAATATTCTTATTGACTTCTAGTAGTGCAGGTCAAAAAATAAAAACAAACTTTACATTACCTGCAATTATAGGGGAAGTAGATGGTGATACTTTTGATGAAACAACTACAATGTTTGATAGTACAAGTACAACATTTGATAAGGTTTAACGTATAAATAGTAAGAGAGAGTTATGGCAAAACAAACAATAAACATAGGATCAGCGGCAAATGACGGAACGGGTAGTTCGTTACGTGCAGGTGGTGATTTAATTAACGACAACTTTAATGAAATCTACACAGCATTAGGTGACGGCTCTACTTTAAGTTCTGGTTTTGTTACTGCTGCTTCAACAACTACATTTACAAATAAAACACTAGATTTAGGTGGTACTGG